TGTTTGATCCATGTATTTATCATCATACCAATCAGAAAAAGGTACTTCTATTTTCCAACCTGAAAAATTATCTGATACTTGATTAATAGCTTCCAAGTGTCTTTCAACATAACCTTTGACATACTTTAAAATAAATTGTGCTTTGATACCTTCATTCTCACTAAATTCAAACTGATCTATATGATTTTTAAAATGATGTTCTACATCTTCAATCTTTGCCTGACCTACTAATATGTTTTGAAACCATTCATGGATAAATGTACCAGCTTTAAAACTTATTGAGGGTCTTTCTGATTTAAATTTTAGATGTGGGGATAGATGATATTTAATAAACCATACCCAATTACTTAATGCTGTTTGACTAGGTGAGCTTGTTGCTTTGTTAAAATCACCTTCTGTCCAAGCTGTA